TTAAAATTTTCGACGAAGCTCTACAACTTTGCCAATAATCTTCACGGGCTTTTCTTCAATCTCTTCCTGATTAAAATACATCGGTTCATAATTAGGATTTAATGAGATAAGAGCAATACTGTCTGCATACTTCTTTAGTCTCTTACACACTCCATCATTCCCGTTCACAAGAGCAATTACAATCTCGTCGGATTCCGCATCATCCTGTCTTTTTACAATTACAGTATCTCCGTTATGAATATCCGGCTCCATAGAATCACCGCTGATCCGGAGTCCGAAGAACTCACCGGTCCGTGCCAGTTCTTCAGGAATCTCTTCTTCGTCCACAATATCTGTGATGGCTTCCAGTGGGATGCCTGCTGCAACGCGACCGAGGATTTTTACTATATTTGATTTAGGAGAAGACGGTTGTTCAGTGCGCTCATCTATTAAATCAGATTTTTCAATATGGAAATAATCGGCAAGCCGTTGAACTTTTCCCATTCTTGGCAATGCTATGCCTTGGCACCATGTGTTAAATGTTTGAGGGGAAACGGATATTGCGTCTGCAACCTCCCTTTGGGTTTTGTTTGCTTTTGATAAATAATAGTTTAAATTTTTAGAAAATATTTTTTTCTGTTCTATATCAGTCATATATTCACCTCTTTTATAACCATATAGTACAATATAATTTGACTAAAATCAACTAAAAATCAAAAATAATTGTATTTTAGTGTTGACATCAAATTAAATTTGATTTATAGTATAGTCGTAATAAGAAATGTACGATTTGCAGGAGGTGAATAAATTGAGCAAGTTAAGAATTTCTCTTGCAGCAGCTAGAGTTAACGCAGAAATGACACAGGAAGATGTAGCAAGGGAGATGCACGTATCTAAGAATACAGTAGTAAACTGGGAAAAAGGTAAGTCAGAGCCTACAATCTCGCAAAGTAGAGAACTCAGTAAGCTTTATAATATGCCATTAGAGTATATTTTTTTACCTTAATAATCAAATTAAATTTGATTTTGCAAATAGAGAAAGAGAGGTGAGGAAGATGCGTGTGATAACAGTAGTCAGTACATGCATAGCAATATTTTTTGCGGTAAAAAGCTGGAGAACAGCGGTGATTCTTAGAGCAGTGTTTTACTTTATGGTGGATAAAGGATACACTGCTCCGACTCAGAGAGAGATAGAACAGTGTATTAGCATTGTTACTCAAAAAACAATAGAAGATTGGATTAAATAGGAATTTTGGAAATTTCAGCTGGGAGATATTTATTTGCAAGAGCAGTGGTGACACCTTCGGCAATAGCAGAAAGAGCTTTCAGGCTGGCACCACCGACTTTAGAAAAAATGGTTTGTGTCAGATTCCATTTTTCATCAGTCCTGGTGTTTGCAAGAAAATCATGACCGAAAGGTTCAAGGCAACAATCAAAATTGGTATGTCCCCACGATTTAGTGTCACATACATCTGACAAAAGACCTGCTTTTATACAATATTGGACATGGTATAAGATTTGGTCAATATCATAAGAATCTAAGTAGTCTTTGTAGTAATTATATGGTTCCTCAGCAAAAGATACTGGATCGTAAATAGTTTCATATTTTTCGACAGTAAGAAGAATGGAGCGAACGCATGAGATATCTAATTTCATAAGAATCTCCTTTCATTAATACTCGGCATGGCAGTGCCTGTATCTAAAGTATAGGAGAGATTGAGGAAAGATGCAACAAGTACAAACCGTACCACATAACTTATAGAAGAGGTGGTGGAATTGAAACATTTTAACATTGTAGTAATTAACGGAGAAGAAAAAGAAATTTCTTCTCTTTCCAAGGAAGAACGGCAGAGGTTGGTAGACGAATGGAACCGGCGGGCGCTGGAGCAACTTGGATATAAGCGAGAGAAAACCGCTTAAGCGGTAGGAAGGAGGACAAGCTTGAGAAAAAGAAAATCGACAAATATGGTACTGAGAGATGATGCACCATGGGAAGTCAGGCGTAGGGTTCACCAGTTGGAAAGAGAGCAATATGTTCTTTGCATCAAAAGTTTGATTATTCCAGATGTAATGCTGGCACTGGCAACAGTCTTTGTTATTATGTGCCGTATTTCGATTGGGTAGAGGAGGTGTAAATCATGAATGATATCGCGAAAGAGGCATTGTTCCGAAGATGTGCAGATCAGTGTGATACGGTCGAAATGATGTCAAGAGACATGGTCGGGTATCAGACTGAATTTGAGGAGTTCCAAAGACTTCACAGAGAGATTGAAGATGCAGATCTTGAGGACGAGTACCAGGAGTGGAGAAAAGCTAACGGATACATAAAATGGGAGGAAATACGTGAAATCCCGAAGTTGTTGACGAAAGAAGAATTTGAGTCCGAGCTAGAGAACATTAAAAAGGCATTGGAAGAACATAATTTCAGTTCACAGTCTTTCAAAATACACTATTTGATCGGTTGGATTACTACTGGACCGACAATTCACACACCAGATCAGTTGAACCAGATATTTGCTCTGGCAAATTAAAAATGAGTGCTCACAAAAGCCCGGCAAGGCTGGAGCACTCGGTAAAACAACCAATTTTATTATAGGAACAGAAAGGCGGTCAGTCAATGATTATAAGAAATTCTATGGCAGCAGTCCGCATTGAGGTGATCGTAAATGACTAAAAAGCTGTGGAGCGTGTTCACGAAAGACATGACGCATTGTTATTTCACGGGGACACCGAGCTGTCACAGGCACCATATATTTTACGGACCATACAGAAAGAAGTCTGAACAATATGGTTTCATAATTCCCATAGCATACTATCTACATGAGCACGAAAAAGACAGCGTTCATGAGAATCCAAATCATGGATTAGACCTGCAGCTCAAGCAGATGGCACAGCAGTACTGGGAGGAACATTATGGAACCAGGGAGGAGTTCATTCAGACTTTCGGAAAGAACAGATTGTAAAGAACATCTGATATAAAGTCAGAGTTTTTAATAAATTACGCAGGAGGTATGTTAAGCAATGAGACACTTTAACCTGGAAACATTTGCGGGCGGTGAACTCAGCAGACAGATCAACCGAGATATTGAGGCGGTCATGAGAAATGTTGTTGATCCGAACACAGATGTGAAAGCCAAGCGAAAGATCACTGTCACGATTGAGTTCAAGCCAAATGAGCAGAGGAACTTTATCACGACTAATGTGAATTCGAAGCCAACACTCGCACCGGCGCTTGGAGCTGTTACAGCACTGGGCGTTCAGCAGGATTTGACGAGCGGAGCAATTGATGTGGCAGAAATCGGAAGTAAAATGCCTGAAGCAACTGTAAAGGTTGAGGGTAAGACCGTGGATACAGAGACAGGCGAAATCATGGAAAAAGGCAGCAAAGTAGTAGATCTTAGAAAGAGAGAAGCATAAGGAGGAAGAAGTAAGATGATAAAAGAAGCATTACAGTATATTACGGGGTTAAAAGCAGAGAGCATGGAGCCAAAGGTATTGGAGATTGAGGGAGAGACGTATTGTACAAAGGACCTTACCAGATATCACAGATTTCCGATGGCAACAAACCTTTGCACATATACATTAACAGCATTAGTGGATTACATTAAAGGAAAGCCGGAAGAGTTAAGAGAATCTTCCATTCTTCATGTAGTGAGTCCAACAAAGGTCCTTCTGTACTCAGGACTTATTGACGAGAGAAAAAGAGAGGCATTGATGGAAGCAAAAGCAATTGTGAATGAGTTCCGTTTCGATGATTATTATGACCAGGAACGTTTCCTGATTGAGCTGCAGGCGAACTTTGTGGAGACAGAAGACCTGACTACGATCATGCAGGTTGCCGGTAATATTAAATCCGGAACAACGGCTAATTATTCTGATGACGGTGTATCACAGAAAACAACAATCAAATCTGGTGTGGAACTGGCAGATGTGATCGTGCCGAATCCGGTCAAGCTCAGACCATACCGCACATTTGCAGAGATCGAACAGCCAGAGAGTTCTTATGTGTTCCGTATCAAGAACAGTGAGAAAGGACCGCATTTCAAACTGGTCGAAGCTGACGGCGGACTGTGGAAGAATGCGACCATGAAGAAAATCAAGGAATATCTGGAGTTCGAACTTGCAGAAGAATTAAAGGAGTATCACATTACTGTGATTGCGTAGGTAACAGCACCTTAGGTTTTTATTGTATCACGAATAACTCCCTGTACGGGCAGTGCAGGGAGAAAAGGAGAATAAGAAGTGTCAGGACGACCAAAACAGGGGATAGATTACGCTGGTTGGTCGGTTGATATATTTGACGGAGACAAGAAGATAGACAAGCTCTTGGACGCAAAAGGCTGGAAAGGCTTCGGGATATATTTCTTTTTATGTCAGAGAGCGTACAAGGTAAATGGATATTTCTATGAATGGGGCTATGACGACTGTGCAACGACTGCAAGGAAGATGGGCGGCGGCATCAGTTCCGGTACAGTGAAAGAAACTGTGGACTACTGCTTGCAGGTGGATCTCTTTGATAAGAGGTTATTTGACGAGTGGGGAGTGCTTACCAGTAGAGGTATCCAACGGCGTTTCTGGACGGTATTGTCAGAACGACGGAATAAAACTGTATATAGTGAATATTGGCTTTTGAAACCCGAAGAATGCAAAGGCTTAGTTAAAGTCAGTCTTTTTTCAAATGTGCAACCGACAAATGACCATTTGCAGGGTACAGATAATGATTCGCCCCCTATAAAGGAAAGTAAAGTAAATAAAAAAATATATATAGCGTTTCAGCCGGAAGTGGAACAGGCTTTTCAATTGTACCTGCTTGTCCGTGAAAATAATTATGGATCCATCATTCCGGAACAGGTGGAGGCTCTCAGAGAAGAACTTGTGTCATTAACGAGCGATCCGGGGAAGCAATTGACCATTGTAAAGAAAGCGACTTCATGGGGAACGAAAGGTTTTGAGGATACTGAGAAGAAAACGAAGAGCCGGAAACCTCAGAAGTCAAAATTCAACAATTATACCGGTCGTGATTATGACATGAACGCATTGGAGCTACAGATGCTAGGAGGAAACAATGAGTGAGATTGAGAAAAAGGAAGAGTGGTATCTGAATATTGATTACCGGGAAGCAAAAGAGATTATCCGGAACAAGCTGCAGGGCATGACACAGAACTTTATCGGAATCGGATTTTATCTCAGACAGATCAAAGAGACAGAAGGATTTCAGAAAGACGGATATGCAAGTGTTTACGAATTTGCCGAAGACCAGTACGGCATCAAGAGATCTACAGCAATCCGCTGGATGCAGATGAATGAGAAGTTCTCCCAGGGAGGATATAGCCCATTCCTGGATAGCGGTTATAAGGATTTCGGTAAGAGCCAGCTCCAGGAAATGTTATATCTGGACAGTGAGCAGTTGGAAGAAGTGACCCCGGAAATGACAGTCCGGGAAATCAGAGAGATTCGAACACCGGATCTGGAACCCGAAGAGGAAGAAGGACAGCTTCCCGGTCAGATGAGCGTGGAAGATTTTCCAGAAGTTCTTCCGGAGCAGGAAGAACAGCAGACAGAAGAGATAAAAGTAGAACTGCAGAAACCGACAAAAGAACAGAGAGAGTATCTAAATGCATTTGCAAGAAAATTCATAGTTATCCATCGGAATTGGTTCCTGGAGAACTATCAGAACAGAGTTATGAATGTGACTACAAGTCCCATACTGATCAGACAGAAATTCTGTGAAGGCAAAGACAGAACCTATTATTTCGCAATTAGAGAAAAGGCAGCCCATATCAATTTGTTCGATGATTATATCCAACTCTGGTCAGAAAATAATGAGTACATGGGTGACTATGACTGGTTCTATCTGGCAGCAGCCATACAGTCCATGTGGACTGTAGTCGCAATAGAAGAGGCACAGCAGAAGATTGAAGAACAGCCGAGTGAGGAAGTGTGCGACGTCGCACAATCGGAAAATACAGATTGCAAACCAGAACAGTCAAGCTGTCCTCCAGGACAGACAAGTTGTCCGAGAGAGAACTGGGGAACTTCAGACGAGGATCAGTTGCAAGGCTGGAGAGAATGTGCAGCTTGCTGGAATCATTACAAGAAATTGCATGAGCATGATGAGGAGATTCCAAAAGAGGAAAATGTGGGAATTGAAATTCCTCAGGACATTATGGAAGAAGTAACGGAGCCTGTGGAGGATTATCAGGAGATTCCGGAAGAGAATGAACCGGTTATCGTGGAGCAATCGGAAGGTATTGCAATCGTTGATATTCCATCAGAGCCAGAGTTGTACGAAGAAGTATCTGAGAAGACCGATATCGATATTGCAAGGGAAGAGAATCAGAAAGCTCAGATGTATCTGGAAATGCTCACAGAAGAGTTTAGTCAAAATGATATCAGAGTCCGGAAGCAGAAGATATTAGTTGCAGCACTGGCAGGATATATCCATGATCTGGATATGGTATTGAATCCTCCGGAAGAACCGGAACAGCTAGAGCTTCCAAAACTCAAGAATAATGACCAGCGGAAAGAATGGCTAAATAACTATAAAGAATGGGGATTATGGTACCGGGACGAAAATATAGATGTGAATTATTACAAGTATGATTTCAAAGATGGTAGCAGGCTGGTGGTAGCAGAATATCCTCAGAGAGAACAAGCTTGGAAATGCGTGCCTCGCGATGAGCATTATTATCATCTATTGGAAAAAGGGAGAAGAAAAGCAGGTACCACAGATGAAATTTATGATCATCAGTATATACAATATGCAGACAGTGAAACGTATTTAGTGGAATTCCTTAAGAATTTGCAGAAGGGAGAGAAGTAGATGACTCCGGCAGAAAAACAGAAAGTAATCTGGATGTTTCTAGATCAAGGACTTACAAAGAAAGAGATTGCAGAAAGAACAGGCATTCCTTATGGAACAGTATATATGCATGCAAAACGGAAGCGAGAGCATGATGAGGCAGATATGACCGGAGATAACTCTGACCGTCATAAATGCAGAACATGCCAGTATCGCCACAGTGATGCAGGTGGTTGTGATTACTGTATCCATACCGGTAGGGAACGTGGTTGTGATGTGGAAGTGTGCGATAAGGCAGTAGTAGGAGAAAGATTGACGAAGATTTAGGAGGCTGCAATGGACAAGAAAGAATATGACGAAATAGAAGAACAGGCAAACAGGTTACAGAGTGAAGCTGGTAGAAGATGCAATCAGCAAATAAAAGAAGTTAACAAATACCACGAAGGATACATTCAGGGAGTGGAAGACTTGCTGAAAGTTATAAGGAGGCGATAGACAGCTATGAGTAAAATTCCAAAAGAAATAGTAGAAAAAATCGAGCAGAGAAATAAACTTAACGAAGAAATAGAGACATGGTGCAAAGAACATCTTGATATTCATTTATGCGGTACTTATATCACTGTCAATTACGGCAGTATGGTATGTGTATGAGTATAAGCAGTTTGGAGAACTACAGTGGGATAGAGAGTGCGATTCGATTGTAAGCATTTTATATTTTATAGCATTATGGATTGCATATAGCGAAAGGAGTTGATGGTAATGAATAACAATATTCCAGAAAATAAGAACAAATACAAGAACAACTGTCGGAAGATCTATGCAGATTATCATAGAGATGACCGGAATAAGATGATTGAAACAAGGAGGCTCAGAAAGAAATGTGGACCATTAAATCGGACGAACGTCTTGAATTATATGATGAAGAAGAGGACGAAGTAATTGCAATATTACTCTGGGACGAGAGATTCTTGAACTGGAAATTGTATTATAGGTATGCAGGAGGGAGTGGATATGCCTATCTGGATTCCATGGAAGGATTTGGAAAGCTGGATATAGAACCAGTAGAGATGGCAGCAGTCGAGAACATTATAGACTACTGCAAGGAAAAGGCAAACCTTTGGGAAGGACGTGCAGAGGATATGGAGGCGATGATGTGAAATGGATCCGGGAAAACATGAATCAGATAAATCTGGTAGAGGAAGGAAAAAAGATAGCATACATTGCCTACATTAACTGGGAATGGAAATTATTTGAAGGTGGCGAAGAGTGGTGTGTTGGTCTGAAGGTCTATAATTCGCATCAGGTAGAAGAGGCGCAGCGGGCAGCAGTCAATGAGCTGATTCGGTATCACACAGAAAAAGCAGAGTTGTTCCAGAAATATAAAATGGAGACAGCAGCATAAAGCGGAGGAGGTGAAAGCCGTTGGCGTACATGGAAAGTTATGAGCAGTTGGCATTTGCAATCGTGAAGTTAGCTGTAGAAGATTATCGCAGTGCATTAAAACGATTGAAAAGACATTCGAATGACCAGCAGGCATTATGGAGTAAAGCTGATTGCGAACGATTCTTTCGGAATGATATTGGAACATATTGTAATCTGGACGGAGAAAAGATTATGAGAGCTGTTCAGGAACAGGTGGGATATAATGATGGATAGAAAGCAGCTGAAAAAATATAAATCCAACAAAAGAAGAATAGCCGGAATCAAGAAAACAATCGACAGACTGGTGGAGCAGTTGGACAATGTTCCGGTAGTACCAGGCAAGGTCACAAAGTCAGGTGATGAATTTCCTTACATTGAGCAACATGTGAAAGTAGTAATAGAAGAACCGAAGGAAGCAACCAGGTTAAAAGAGCGCATCAGAGAGAAGCGGCAAGATCTTGGTAGATTGGAGCAGGAGAATGAAGAAGTAGAGAAGTACATAGAGCAGTTACCTGTAGGTATGAAGAAAGAGATATTTGAAATGGTGTATCTGGACGGAATGACACAAGAAGCTGTCGCTGATATAGTAGGATATTCGAAAGGAAGAGTATCACAGATTATTTCTGAGACAATAAAAGATTAAACAAATTAAACTTTTAGATATGTTATTATTATAATGAACTTAGTGGAAAGAAAGATTTCATTATGGTTTCACAATCCCCTTACAAGGTACATACAAAACCCAGAAAGAACGGCTTCACAATAGGCTGTTCTTTTCTTTGTTTGCGCGCCATGGGCGCGCTCTAACGGGTGTAAGTCCCGAACATGCCCAGGTAGTGGGAAATGTATAGCCGAACAGCAAGGGTGTCTACTGTGAGGTGGAATCTGAAGGAAGCTGTAAGCGAATCTCTGGTCCGACGGACAGAAATCGCATATAAGGCTAGGCTTCGAGTGATAAGCTGGCAAAGAACAGCGAAGTCTAATAACTACCACGTTTGTAGAAGCAGAGTAAATGCGACGGATATATGGAGAGAAAGAGCGTGCACCTTAAGCGTGGAGGTCTCACAGATGTTGAGCATAATGAATATTATAAAAGAATATTACGAAACTTTGTAAGAAGGAACTAGGAAAGGGTGTTTTGAATTAACAAGGTTTTAATGAAAAAGTGGATGAATAAAGAGAAGAAGATAATGGCAGCAGTCAATTGATTGCTGCCATTTGTATACAAGGAGAAAGTAAATATTGAAGAGGAATAGACCAGATAAAGATGGAACCCACCGTGGAGCTTTTGAAAAGAATAAGAAAAAGATTTATGCAACCCAGACTGTGTGTGGAATATGTGGAAAGCCTGTGGATTTCTCACTCAAGTATCCACATCCACTGTCGCCATGTATAGATCATATTATTCCAATCGCGAAAGGTGGACACCCATCTGATCTGGATAACATGCAGCTTGCACATTGGACTTGTAACAGGCAGAAGAGTGACAAGCTGATAGACAGCAGAGGTGGAGGAAAACAAGAAGAATCAATTGGAAACAGGGTACTTCCTCATACGTTTGATTGGAGCAATTACAGATCGAAATAATTCTGACGGATAGGGGGGATACCTCCCCCACCGCGGGCGCGTTCGACCTTCACACCGTCACTGCGAAAAAAAACACACGCTGAGAGAAAATGGCGTGGAAAGGAGCAATAAATGGCAGATTACAGGGGCATAGATTACCTAAGGAAAAAGCTGAATCGAAAGAGAAGCCGAGTATTAAGACGGTATAAATTCTATGAAATGAAAAATATAGCACGGGACATGGGAATTGCCACACCACCTAGCCTGCAATGGTTACAAGCAGTACTTGGATGGAATGCAAAGGCCGTAGATTCGATTGCGGACAGGCTAGTGTTCCGTGGGTTTCGCGATGACAATTTTGACATGACAGGGATATTTCGAATGAATAATCCGGATATATTATATGATTCCGCGGTACTGTCGGCATTGATTTCTTCCTGTTGTTTCATCTACATTTCGAAAGGTGAAGATGACTTCCCGAGATTGCAGGTAATTGATGGAGCAAATGCGACTGGAATTATCAATCCAATCACAAATCTGCTCACGGAAGGCTATGCAGTCCTGGAACGTGATGATTACGGAAAAGTGACCATAGAGGCTTATTTTGTAGAAGGGTGGACAGTAATCTACAGAAACGGAGTACCTGTTCAGTTTTTTGAGGATAACGTACCAGCACCGCTACTGGTGCCAATCATATTCCGACCAGATGCCAAGAGAGCATTTGGACATTCTAGAATCAGCCGGGCATGTATGTCAATTACAGAATCAGCAATGAGAACTTTGAAGCGATCTGAGATAACTGCAGAATTTTATTCATTTCCGCAAAAATATGTAATTGGTCTGGATCCAGATGCGGAACAGATGGATAAGTGGAAAGCTACCGTATCAAGCCTCCTGCAATTTGATAAGGACGAGGACGGAGATTCGCCAACCTTGGGACAGTTCCAGCAGCAGTCTATGGCACCACATCTAGATCAGCTTAAAATGTTTGCCGCGTTGTTTGCCGGAGAGACCGGATTGACCCTTGATGACTTAGGATTTGCAACGGAGAATCCGGCTAGCCAGGAAGCAATCAAGGCATCACACGAGAATCTGAGACTGACAGCAAGAAAAGCACAGCGAGCATTTGGCAGTGGATTTCTGAATGTTGGCTATCTGGCTGCGTGCCTACGTGATGATTATCAATATTACCGTAATCAGGTATATATGACGACGCCAATCTGGGAACCAGTGTTTGAACCAGATGCAGCAATGCTGTCCAATATTGGAGATGGAGCAATTAAGATTAACCAGGCAGTGCCAGGATATTTCAATGCAGATAACTTAAGAGATTTAACTGGAATTAACATGAGCAATCTGCCAGTAACTTCGGAGGTGTAGCCTATGGAGGACATCACACCAGGACTTTTGGAGAAGATACAGAAACAATTCTATCATGATATTGAAAAGAGCAGCATCATTAAAAACTTCAAAAAACAGGCGCAGAGAGGTAAGACTTCATACAGCCAAGCAAACGAGGTGGCACAAGAGATTGGGAAAATCTTAGCGCAATCATATTCGGACAACTTATCATCTGATATATTGCCAGATGGAAAGATGTATTATAACATTGCTTCCCGAGTATTGAATCCGACGTTGAAGGAAGCTTATGAGATGGCGGCAGATAATGCAGCTATTGTACAGCAGATTATGAACGAAGCAGCAGGCATTGGAATTAAAACAATAAGAGCACAAATCCAACAGGATAATATAAATGGTATTGTAAATCGGATTTCAAGTGAGGAATATTTTGATGATGTGAAATGGATTCTCGATGCACCTGTACGGAATTTGGTTCAGAAAGCAATGGACGATACTGTTCAAAAAAATGCAGATTATCATGCAAAAGCTGGATTGAGACCAAAGATTATACGGAGATCCTCTGGACATTGTTGCGAATGGTGTAATCAGGTAGCTGGAACATATGTATATCCAGATGTTCCTAAAGATGTGTTTCGGAGACATGATAATTGTGATTGCATTGTTGAGTATTATCCGGGAGACGGTAAAAAGCAAAATGTATGGACAAAAGAATGGAAATACGAAAAAGAATCTGATAAAATAGAGGAAAGAAAAGCAAGAGAAAAAAATGAATTAGCAATCAGGATAGCTGAACACCCAAAGATGTTTCAGGCATATACACCGGAAGGATTGAAAAAAGCATTGGAGAAAGCCGGATATGAAGTTAAACCATTAGGAAGAGGGAGCTTAAAAGGCATACCATTTGAAGAAGGCGGTGGATTTCGAGTCTCTTATGATGGGGACGGATATTTACAATATCATCCTGAAACCAATAGCCATCATGGAGAAGCCTATTATAAAACATCAAGCGGAAGAACAGGGACAAAGCGCTATAATCTGAATGGAGATAAGAAAAATGACTAAGACGAGAGAAAGCGTTGAATATATTGAAAACAGATTGAGAAAAATATATGAAGAACGTAAAATCAATAATGAAGATTGGTTTATTTTACCGAATCAAGTAGCCATACATATTGATATTATAGAAAAAAAACGTCTCGTAATTGAATTCGCAGATAATGAGGAAAAAGCCAAAACACACATGGCTGATGATGGACAATCATATTATCTCGATGATTATACACTTGAAGAGATGTTCAATGAAATGATAAAAGAAATTGAGAATGAAATATGATTACCCGAGCAAAAAGAGGCTAAAAACATGACATATGATGAAGTAAAAAGATTTTTGCACAAAAAAATATTGTGACAGATATAGACGGAAATCGTATAAAAGGGATATTCACCAATACAGTGTCAGAATACAACACATCGTCTGGAAAAGAAGAAATAGAACTAGATGCCGGGAAAGTATTTTATGGAATTCCGCTAGATGAAATAAAAGATATAATAGAGATTAAATAAGCTGCCAGATTGTTCTGACGGCTTATATTTTTTGAGGAGGCTACATGGGAGAAGTAAGGAAGGGGCGGCAGACCCCGACACAATCTGTCGTGCTGCCTTATTCTTCAACATATGGAGCTGAAGCAATAGACATTTACAATTCGACAGGAAGAACTGCACAGGAGTGGCAGGAGCTTCTACTGTCAGACATTTTGGCCGTAAACGAAGAGGGGTTATGGGTACATACCAAATTCGGGTATTCAGTCCCAAGGCGTAATGGAAAGAATGAAATTGTTGCAATAAGGGAGATGTATGGATTAAAGAAAGGCGAAAGAATCCTACATACAGCACATAGAACCACAACTACACACAGCGCATGGGAACGACTTTCGAATTTGCTAAAGAAAGCAAATATCGAGGTCGTTTCTTCATATAAGGCATTTGGAAAAGAACATTTGGAAGTTGCTGGCGGTGGAATTATCGAATTCCGAACCAGAACATCAAAAGGTGGTCTGGGAGAAGGATTTGATTTATTGGTTATTGATGAGGCACAAGAGTACCAAGATGATCAGGAGAGTGCATTAAAATATGTCGTTACAGATAGCAAGAATCCACAGACAATTTTTTGTGGAACACCACCAACTCCTGTAAGCTCCGGAACGGTTTTCACAAAATTCCGTAAGGCAACCTTGGAAGGGCAAACGGTTAACTCCGGGTGGGCGGAATGGTCCGTGCCGGAGCAGACAGATATAAGAGATATAGATGCCTGGTACGAGACAAATCCATCTCTTGGAACTGTATTCACGGAAAGGTCTGTAACGGATGAGATCGGTTCAGATCCGATTGATTTTAATATCCAGCGATTAGGATTATGGATTCGCTATAATCAGAAATCAGCTATCAGCGCAACAGAATGGAATGAACTGAAAGCTGATGTCCCACCGGAGCTTACAGGAGATCTTTTTGTAGGGATCAAATACAGCAAAGATGGGAATGTGGCAATGGGAGTTGCGTCTAAAACGAAAGATGACAAGATATTTTTAGAGTGTATCGATTGTCGTGAAGTACGTGCAGGTGATACATGGATACTAGCATATTTGAAAAACTGGAAAGCGAGAAAGGTGATTATAGATGGAGCATCAGGACAGCAGTTAATGGAAAATGAAATGAAAGATTGTGGTATAAAAAATTCACACCTTCCGACAGTGAAGGAAATCATTGCCGCGAATGCCTCGTTTGAACAAGGGCTATATCAAAAAAATATTATCCATTCCGGGCAGCCATCATTAGTACAGGTAGTAAGCAACTGTGAAAAAAGAACAATAGGAACTAATGGTGGATTTGGCTACAAGGCAATGAAAGAAGAGATGGAGATTGCGTTGCTTGACAGTATCATACTTGCATACTGGGCGTGCAGTGAGACGAAAACGAAGAAAAGAAAACAAAGAGTTAGTTGTTAAGAGACACCTTAGGGTGTCTTTTTACATATTACGCAACCCAGCGGTTAATGGAGAAAGGAGTAACAAAATGGCAGAATTTACACCAATTACAACACAGGAGCAGCTTGATAAAGTAATCGGAGAGCGCATTGCGGGAGTGAAAGCAAAATATGAAGGCTTTGATGGTTACAAGAAAAAAGCAGAAGATTATGATGCTCTAAAAGCAAAATCCGATGGTTTTGAACGGCAGATTGCAGCGTTGAACAAGGAAATTAACGGTGATGGAGAAAAGAACCTCGGATATAAGAAACAGCTTGAAGAGGCACAGGGCAAGATCAAGGGATACGAGACCAGTTCTCTTAAGATGAGAATTGCACATGAAAATGGAATCCCATATGAACTTGCAGGTAGATTAAGTGGATCTGATGAAGAGGAAATCAAGAAAGATGCTGAGACAATGGCAAAATTCTTGAGAAAAAAAGATGTTCCTCCACTTGCAGGAGGAGATCCACAAAAAATTGATGACAAAAAGACAGCAATGAAAGGCATGCTGGCTAGTTTGAAAGGAGAATAAAAAATATGGCAACATCAAAAGGAACAATGTTTGACCCTACACTGGTCAAAGATCTTATTACAAAAGTAAAAGGGAAGTCAGCACTGGCTGCATTATGTGGTCAGACACCGATTCCATTCAATGGATTGAAAGAAATGATTTTTTCTATGGACAATGAAATTGATATTGTCGCAGAGAATGGAAAGAAAACCGAAGGCGGTATTGCTATCGAACCAGTTAAAATTGTACCGGTTAAGTTTGAATATGGTGCAAGAATCTCTGATGAATTTATGACTGCTACAGAAGAAGAGCAGTTGGATATTTTAACAGCGTTTAATGATGGATTTGCGAAGAAAGTAGCGAAAGGACTTGACCTTGCAGCTATGCATGGTATTAACCCAAGAACGGGAACAGCATCTGCTGTAATTGGAGACAATCATTTTGATGCAAAGGTTACACAAACTGTAGATTATGCGTCAGCAACACCGGATACAAATCTGGAAGATGCGATTGCGGTAGTAGATGGTTCTGAAGGAGATGTAACAGGACTCGCGCTTTCGAAGACGTTCGGATCAGCGATGGCAAAAGTCAAAGCGAATGGAATTAAACAGTATCCGGAATTTGCATTTGGAGCATCACCTGCAACATTTAACGGAATCCCGACAAGCGTCAACAAAACAGTATCTAGCGGAACAACGAAAGACCACGGTATTATTGGAGACTTCCAGGGAGCGGTTAAATGGGGATATTCAAAGGAAATCCCTATGGAAATTATTCAGTATGGTGATCCGGACAACTCAGGAAAAGACTTAAAAGGATATGGTCAGATCTATATCCGTGCAGAAGTATATCTGGGATGGGGAATCCTGGTGCCAGAATGGTTTGCAAGAATTAAGGAGGCATAGTATGAAGTATAAAAATACAAAAACGGGCGCAATTATTGAGACAAGTACAAAGGTTTCCGGCGACAACTGGGAACCTTTTACCGACAAAGAATCCGAGGAGAAAAAAACGCCATCCAAAAAGCAGAAGGCTAACAAAGCGGAAGGCGATTCCAAAGACGATGCACAAGAGGGCACAGAATAATGGCTCCATTCGCTACACTAGAAGATATATCTATCCTGTGGCGTGAACTTAAGGAATCCGAGTACAGCAAGGCAGAGAAGCTTCTGACAGTTGTCTCGGATTCTCTAAGATATGAAGCCAACAAGGTTGGAAAAGATTTGGATAATATGATTGAACAGAATGAGGCGTTGCGGAATGTTGCGAAATCTGTGACTGTTGACGTGGTAGCGCGTACACTTATGACATCGACAGACACAGAGCCAATGACACAGATGTCTCAATCAGCGCTGGGCTATTCGGTGACAGGAACATATCTGATTCCTGGAGGCGGTTTATTCATTAAGAAATCCGAGTTATCCAGACTAGGTCTTAGAAGACAGAAAGTTGGGGTGATGGATATTTATGGCATCGATGATCAAGGGAATTCCAGTAACACTGTATGAGAAGACAGTAATTGGAAAAGATGAATTTGATTGCCCGCTACACCAAGAAATACCAGTGACAATTGAGAATGTGCTTGTAGCTCCGGCATCGACCACGGAAATTCTGAACGCATTGAATCTGACTGGAAAGAAAGCGGTATACAATATCGCAATTCCGAAAGGAGACAATCACACTTGGCAGGATTGCCGGGTAGATTTCTTCGGAATGTCTTGGCAAGTGATTGGATTTCCACAACAAGGCATTGAAGAGAATATCCCGTTAGAATGGAATCAAAAATGGCAGGTAGCGTTATATGGGTAAGACGAAGATTATTTTGAACCGTGCCGGTGTTAGAGAGTTAATGCAGTCACCGGAAATGCAGGCGATACTTGTGGATCATGCGAATAAGATAGCCAGTGCATCAGAAATAGAAGCGTATGTAGCGCAGACGCGAGCAGTTGTGAAAGTCTGCGGAGATGACGGTAATAACGGATTATTGAAGGCGGTTGGAAAACATGGTGGAAAAAATCGTTAAGGATTATCTGCAGTCCAGTCTTGGAATACCGGTTAGATTGGAAGAAGAGGATGATCTTGGAAATGAATATGTATTGATTGAAAAGACTGGATCTAGCACAGAAAACCATATTGCATCAGCAACTCTGGCTGTCCAGTCTTATTCTGCGTCCCTATACGGGGCGGCATCGCTCAACGAGCGGGTAAAAGAAGCAATGGAAGAAATAATCGAATTGGACGATATCAGTAGATGTGAGCTTAATACGGATTATAACTACACTGATACAGCAAGGAAAAAATATCGGTATCAGGCAGTATATGATATCGTCCATTATTAGGAGGGATAAGATGAATACAGAACATGTAAGCTCAGGAAAACCGAAAATAGGTGGAGCAATCTATCGAGCACCATTAGGAACCACGATTCCGACTGATGCCAAAACAGAACTTGATGCAGCATTTAAGGAGCTGGGATACTGTTCGGAAGATGGAATCACAAATTCCAATAGCCCCGAGACAGATAACGTGAAGGCTTGGGGTGGTGATACTGTTCTTGATTTACAGACAAGCAAAGAGGACAGCTTCAAATATAAGCTACTTGAAATCACCAATATCGAGGTTTTAAAAGCGGTATATGGCGATGAGAATGTAACAGGAACATTAGAAGAAGGGATCACAGTAAAAGCTAATAATAGCGAGGCGGAAGCGTGCGCCTGGGTAATCGACATGATTTTGAAGAAAGCGCTAAAACGAATTGTGATTCCCTCGGCAGCAGTTACAGAGGTAGCAGATATTGTCTATAAAGACAGCGAAGCTATTGGATATGAGACAACACTCAAGGCTACACCAGATCCAAGCGGGCAGACTCACTATGAGTATATCATAAAGAAAGGGAAGTAAGATGAATACAGAAAAAAATGAAGTGGCAGCAATTACAGGGACAACGGAAAGTGGATTTCAATACACGTTACCACCAGATGCGATAGACGATTATGAATTACTGGAAGACTTGAGCAGTGTTGATAATGGAGATGCCTCTAAAATTCCAGTAGCTGCCAGACGACTTCTTGGAGACGCACAACTGGAAGCTCTCAAGAATCACGTAAGAAAGGAAAACGGCAGAGTTCCAGCCACAAAAATGGTTGAGGAGATTACACAGATATTCAATGGATCGCAAGTAAAAAACTCTTAGTCCTCGCTCACATGATAAACATAGATGAAGAAGCATTGATTTGTGATTTCGCAGAAACGTATCACATTTATGATTACAAATCTCTACCGCTACGAACGGTGGGGATTTTTGCGTGTGGGTTGAGGCCGGATTCAAGAATCGGAATGAGAATATCTGATTCAAAACTTACAACAGATCAAACATTATTAGCACTGGTTGCTGATAATACGCGGGCAATCGCCTGGTTAAATAGCTCAGACGGTGCAAAAGGGATTAATCGTCCAAAATCATTGGTAGAGGCACTGATTGGAGAAAAGAAAACCATAGAAAGTGCAATCGAAACGTTCGAAACGGGACAGGATTTTGACGATGAGTGGAGACGACTGACAGGAGGTGAGAAGTAGTGGCTACAGAACTTGCAAAAGCATATGTACAGATTATTCCATCTGCACAGGGAATTAGTGGGAAAATACAGCAGGCGATAGACCCAGAGGCAGAACCGGCAGGAGCTTCGTTTGGAGGTAAATTAGTCGGAAAGTTAAAAGGGATTATTGCTACTGCAGCAATTGGAAAGGCATTAGGATCAGCAATCAGCGAGGGAGCAAATCTTGAGCAAAGTCTTGGTGGAATTGAGACACTATTCAAGGATAGTGCTGACAAGGTTAAGGCGAATGCTGCGGAAGCATATAGGACAGCCGGTATGAGCGCGAACGATTACATGGAATTGACCACAAGTTTCTCCGCAAGCCTCTTATCAAGCTTAAGCAATGATACATCTAAGGCGGCAGATGTAGCAGATATGGCTATGACCGACATGTCTGATAATGCCAATAAAATGGGAACTAACATGGAAGACATTAAGAACGCCTATCAGGGATTTTCGAAGCAGAATTACACGATGTTGGACAACCTGAAATTAGGATACGGCGGCACAAAGACAGAGATGGAGCGCCTGCTTGCTGATGCTCAAAAAATTACGGGTGTAAAGTACGACATCAACAATTTGTCGGATGTATATTCGGCTATTCATGTAATTCAAGGGCAGTTGGATATTACCGGAACAACAGCTAAAGAAGCGGCAACAACCATATCCGGTTCTTTCGCCTCCATGAAGGCCGCAGCGCAAAATGTCATGGGTCAGATTGCTCTTGGAATGGACATAAAACCAGCTTTGTCAGCACTGGCAGAGACGATGACAACTTTTCTTGTTGGGAATTTACTTCCTGCAGTATGGAATGTAATTTCTGCACTTCCGGGGGCGTTAGTAACATTTATACAGACTGCTACACCACAGTTAGCAACTGCGTTAATGCAATTTGTTCCAGAAATTGCATCACAAGTTCAAACCGCACTACCACAGATGTATGAAATGGCAAACGGAATGCTGCTACAGATTACAACTGCAATCCAAACGAATCTTCCAGGGCTATTACAACAAGGTGTTGAAATCGTAACTAATATTGCAAATGGAATATTGCAGAATATTCCTCAATTAATTTCGATGGCAGCAACACTGATGGCTAATTTTGAAAATTCAATATGGTCGGCGTTACCACTCGTATTAGCAGCAGGAGGCAAACTAATCCTCAATCTAGTTAATGGAATTATTAATAATCTTCCACAGATTGCAACAGCTGCAGCTCAAGCAGTGGCAAAAATGACAGCAACAATCGGACAGAATCTACCGCAGGTTCTGCAGTCTGGTATTGAGATTATTGGAAAGTTGGCGGCTGGATTAATTCGAGCAATCCCAAGCCTTATAGCTCAGATTCCTCAAATTATTTCTGGAATTCGAAGCGCGTTTTCAAATGTTGATTGGGGAACTATCGGTCACAATATTATCCAGGGAATTGCGAATGGACTAAGAAATGCAGGACATATGTTGTGGGAAGCTGTCAAGGGAGTGCTTGGAAGTTTTAAGGATAATGTACTGTCGTTCTTCGGAATCCATTCTCCTTCTCGTTGGGGTATATATGTCGGAGAGATGATTGACACTGGTTTTGCAAAAGGAATTATAGGAGAGCTTCCTTCTATTACTTCTGCGGTTTCTAAATTACAGGACATTGCTACAAGCCCATTTACAAATACAAATCTGAATTATGATTTACAGGGAACAGCAAACAGCTCCAGAATATCAGGAAACGAGACAGCAAGTCGACTTGATACTTTAATTGCATTATTAAGAGCGATTATTGCAATCATAGATGGAAAACCAAGCGGAGATGTAAGCGAACGAGAACTGATTCGAGCATTAAGAGATATGGGGGTTGTATTCGAATGATAGAAATCAAATATGTATGTTCTAATGGAAAAGAATACAATCTTGCGGGTGACCGGATGAGACCAACGTCCGGTTACTTCCACGATTATGAATGGAAACCAATGACTACAAATCAGGAAATTGGAGCAGATGTATACGGGTTTGAAAAAGAACCAAAAACATATCAAATCACATTAACATTCCGTGGACCACTGGAAGAACGCAAAGCCAAGATGGATGAGTTGACAAACTGCTTTGAGTATGACGTTGTAAATCTTACTCCAGGGCGTATATGGTTTGGAAACTATTATATTGATTGCTATATTAAGGATATGTCCAGCAAAGTGTCATCTACCCGGAACTGCTGGACAGACATGGAACTCGGTATCTACTGTCCATATCCTATGTGGGCAGAGGAAGAATCTAAGAGCTTCTATCCGGATAGCGCAGACAAGGGGGGAATTTATAACTTCTTAGATTACCCATATGATTATCAATATGACTATTCAAAACCATTATCCGGAACAGAGCATTGGTATGTAGATCATTACAGAAGTAGCAATTTTCAGATGACTATCTATGGCCCGTGTGCGAATCCAAGAATCATAATTGCCGGACAGGTCTATCAAGTGTATGACACGCTTGAAGCACATGAATACATTGTTATTGATTCACGTAAGAAAACAATTATAAAAAGACTTGCTAATGGTACGGAACAGAACATTTTTTATAAGAAAGCAACCGGCAATTCTATATTCACGGAAATTCCGTCAGGAGACATCTTGATAAATTGGAGTGGAGAGTTTGGCTTCGACATTGTGGTGTACAAAGAAAGGAGTGTACCGGAATGGATCTCATCAAAACAGATCAATACGGAAGGCAGATCGGCTATGTCCAGGGTGCAAATATAGATTTCGAAATCGGAGCTGATGAAGCCGATAGTATTAATGATTTTGAGATTGAGCTTAAGCGTTGGAATTGGGATGGGTCTATTAGATATGGAACTAGAGTATTTTCACCGGATACTGAGTATGGCGGAATTGTCCGAGAAATCAGCACCGATACAAGTACCAATGTAATCCGTGCAAAAGGAGATACCTGGCGCGGAATGATGACCAAAAAAATTATACAGCCATTGAGTGGACAGGATTACGCAATAGCATCTGGGGAACTTAATTCAATCATAAAATCCAAGGTTGAATCTGAGTTCCCTGGACTCTTTTATGGCGTTACTGCAGATACGGGTGTTACAGTGAATAATTATCAATTTGACCGATATTGTACCTTGCATGCTGGACTGGTTAAGATGTTGAAATCAGTAGGATATCGACTGGATATCAGATACCAAGAAGGTGATGTTGGTATGGCTGGATATGTGAAAGTGAGTGCTGTTCCAATCAACGATCTGTCATCAGAGTATGAGCTGACCAATGATAATAACATGAATTTCATAACTGACGATAACCGGCGCGGAATCAACCATCTGATTTGTCTTGGAAAAGGGGATTTAAAGGACAGGTTGGTTATACATCTATACACTGATCAGAACGGTACAATTTCGCAGACTCAGCAATATTTTAAGGGAGCAGAGGAAATTGCGGCTATATATGATAGCAGCGGATCAGAAAGAGATGACCTGATTAAGAATGGAATTAAGGAACTGGAAAGCAAGAAGTCAAGTATGTCTTACAACATGACCATGACTAAGTTGAAAGGAAATATCGATCTAGGAGATATTGTTGGAGGAAAAGATTATCTGACCGGAATTAGCATGAAGAAACCGATTGGTCGAAAGATATGGACAATATCCTCCGGAAAAGAAAAAGTAGTGTATAAACTGGAAGGAGAGACATAATGGAAATAATTACAGGATATAGAGGAAAGCCCCATGTAACATCAGAACAGGATAGAGATGTAAATATTGGAGTTGTGGGAGAAGGATCTTATGTACTGCAGACTGGAATGCAGTTGGCAGCAGAGGTATCTTCCAACAATGAAATTAAAATCAGAGACGGTGTGTTGATGCATCAAGGGTGCACAGCATCAATCAAGAAAAATACATATGACTCTCTTGTTATCATCAATGGTAGTCATGGAATGAAACGTATTGACTTGATTGTTGCTAGATACGAAAAGAACCAAGACAATGGAATAGAAAGTCTTGACTTGAAAGTTATTCAGGGAACACCGGCGGAATCAACCCCGACAGTTCCAGAATATACAGAGGGAGATATTCAGGCTGGTGATTATGTGGCAGACATGCCAATGTACCAAGTTATCATTGATGGACTTAATATTACAGAAGTCAAAAAAGTGTGTGAAGTCGCCCCAGATATTGATGCTCTGAAGAAAGAACTTGCTGAATTAAATAGCAAAATAAAAAATGTCGGAACAGTAAAGAACCTTGCGGCACACGGTAATGCAAATTTTGTTGCCACAGGCGTAATCAATTTAGACGATTACAAATACTTCATACTGCAATGCTGTGATGCTGCCGGAACTCGTGTACTTGCCTCTGTTAATATCTTTAAGGACCAGATCAAGTACGGAAGTGCATATGAGCATCAAGCTGTTTTTGCAGGAGAGGCATCTAATTACCAAGCAGCATGTTATTTCGGAACTGATGGGAAAATATATACAAAAGGCAAGACACAGTATTGTTCCGTGCGTCTTTATGGCGTAATAGCCTAAGATTTGTATATCAGATACGCCACCCTCAGTATGTGCGCACTGACGAACCCTGCTCCTTTGGCAGTGATATGTAGAACCCCGTTTTTTATAACTGTATGATTTAGTCCGGTAATGGCATCAAAAGGTGTTCCAGTTATTTCTATAGTAGTTAATACGGCAACACAGCCATCATACTCAGTACCAACTTCGCAGTCACAGTTGAGGTGGCTGCTATCTGCATAACGCAGATTGACTTCGCCAGCTTTTATATCTGGTATTTTGCTATTTTATTAAGCAACGAATTGTTGCATCATATGAATTTCCTACATGCTACCATAAAGCAAAAAGGAGATCGATATGGAACAACGAATCATGGAAGTGTTAAGGAGAATGCAACCAGTCTTGGAGGACGAGGAACTCCGGGAGCTTAAGAATGTGCTGCACATGGTATTCGCTGGGTGCGACGTCGCACAAAAGACAGAGGTACAATGTGTGGATGATTCCTGGAGGATTGACCTGGAAGATTACTTAATGTCTAAGGCATTGGAGGGCAAGAGTGTTGATACGGTAAATCGGTATCGATATGAGCTGACAAGATTGTTATCATACACCAATAAGCCAGTGGCAGACATAACAGACGGTGATATATCAAGTTACTTGAGAGCCTACAAGAATATCAAGGCAGTGAAAAATAGTACGCTAAAGGGAGTACGTGCAGTGTACAGTAGCTTTTTCGTGTGGCTCAGAGACAGAGATCGGGTAAGGCGAAATCCGATGGTACTGGTGGAATCAATCAAGGTGGAAAAGCGCGTCAAGCGCCCGTTCACAGACACAGAACGGGAGCAATTACTTCGGAGTTGCGTCACTATCAGGGACAAGGCTATGATGGAATTTTTATATTCCACGGCGGTCAGAGTGTCGGAGCTCGCCAGTCTTAATATTGATGATGTCCGGTGGAGTACCAAGGACTTAATTGTATACGGCAAAGGTGGAAAAGAAAGGACGGTGTACCTAAATGAACGCACGAACATGTATTTGCAGGAATACCTGCAGAGCAGAACCGATAATAATCCAGCATTATTCGTGGGACTTAAGAGTCCACACAATCGGCTATCGAAGGCTGGAATAGAAGATATGATAAGACGTACCGGAGAACGTGCAGGAGTTGAAAAGGCTCATCCACACAGATTTCGAGGTACGTCCATTACTAATGCCATTAACAGAGGCATGCCGTTACAGGAAGCTTCTATCATGGCAGGACACGCTAAAACTGAGACGACAATGCTCTACTGCAGCGTTGATCAGGAATCGGTGAAATATCACCACAAGAAATATTTAAGCGCATAGCTTTTTTACCACAATTCACACTCACTTCACACTCGGCAATGGTCGGGTGCTTTTGTTATGCGCTTTTATATATGTAACTTTATTAATGCAAGAAAGGAGGAGTACTTAATAAAATAGCAATATAAAAATATTAAATTCTAAAAATGACAATGGTCATGCACTTAAAGTGTTTAATGCATCCGAAAATCTCGCATATGGGTGCTGGGATGATGGTTTGTATCGTTATGGCGGTTACTATGGCAACGGCGCGCCATCTGACTGGGCTGGCATTATGTTGGTGTCTACAATCTACATTAATGGAGAAGTCAACGGCTATCTTAAAGTTGCATGGGATATGAGCATGACCCAGTACATCATGAAAAACAACAAGGACGGATCCGTGGCTCATAGTTGGAAACAACTTTAATTAATTACAAGTATCCCGGATGCATGATATGTAGCATATCCATCGTATCCGGTACTTCCCATCCATACAGACCCATCTTTGTAAAAGGAAAAGATATCTTCGCCTACCGGATATCCAGCAACATTTATATGACCGAAAGAATGTTGGTCAAACGGTAGGGTGAATGGGATTTTTACGCCCTGATCTCTTCGGCTACTTGCACTTTGGTTATTTATGTTTTGAGCAATGTTAAACCATAGTAAGTTATTTCCGAGTTGTTTATAACTAAAAATCCAACCAGATAAATCAATGACAGCGTAATCACCAGCCATCATTTTGCTATTTTATTAAGTATTCCTCCTGGAAAGGAGTAACAATTGAAGATTATTTTCAATGACGCAACGGAGCTGGTTGTCCAGTCGGCATCGATCCGTACAGATGGAAGCCTTCTAATTAAGACCATCTCTGCAGCGGAAGAGGAACTTCGAACCATGTTCCAGGATAAGTTCAAGACTCAAAAGATGACCGTGACAGAACGGGAGTCCACAGTCGCAACTTATGAGAATTACACCGATCTCAACGCTCTTGTGAAGTACATTGGCGGAATTCTAGGCGTAGTGATGTATCGAGAAAAAGAATCACCAATGGATCGTATTGGTGCACTGGAAGAGCGTGTGGGCAATCTTACAGAAGCCAATAAAAGCCGCGAGGATGAAACTGCAGAGCTTATCGCTACCGTGGACAGTATCCTCACAGACGTGCTGCCGGCACTGCTCGGTGATGGCACAGAAGAAACTCAGTAAGAAAGGAAAAAGAAAGGATGAATGATATGACTACATTTATTGCAAGAATGATCATGAGGGAGGCAGACAAAAGCACAGCAGCAGGACAGAAGAAATACCGTGCATATTTCGTTCGGACGAGCCTCTACAAAAACTGGAAAGACGATGTTGACACTATTTTAAAAACCGACGGTTACGATGAGATTATCGTAGAAGACTGAGGAGGAGTAAAATGGTTAGATTACTTGATATTAAGCGCACATACAGTGATGGTGGTATGCGTCTGTTACTATTGGCGGACAGGAAAGAGGACACGCTCCCGACACTGCTCTCGGACATAGACGGATTAAGCGGTGCTGGGGGGGGGTTACTCCGGGCAGTATAGTAATCACTCCTGCACTTGATGCATGCATTATGGCAAATGATCGAACATGGGGGCCGTGGTT